GTGGGAGTTCTTTGCTCTACTCACCCCCGAGGTTTCTCTGTATAACTCCGCGATCCTGTTCACCGACACAGCCGACTGCTTGTGGTATTTCATGTGCTTCGTGCTTGGTGGGTTAGCAGGAACACTGTTCTTGAAAAAGGAGAAAGTATGTGGGAATTAGTTCTCGGATTTCTTAAGCCCGTCTTCGGGATCATCGACAAGGTGGTTCCTGACAAGGCGGCTGCGGACAAGATGAAGGCCGAGCTTCAGGCAGCAGCTCTTGCCGGTGACTTCAAGGAGTTCGAGCAGCTCGTCAACGCTCGCGCTCAGATCATCGTAGCAGAAGCGAAAGGGGACAGCTGGATTCAACGCAGCTGGCGTCCTATCGCTATGCTCTGTTTTGTATTCATCATCATGAACAACCACGCCTTCGCTCCTTACCTCGGGGCGATGGGGTTGCCGGTAGTGATCCTGCCGACGCCCCCGGACCTCTGGGCCGTCATCAAGCTCGGGCTGGGCGGGTATGTTGTAGGCCGGTCGGCTGAGAAGATCATCCCCGGCGTTGTGGAAGCGATCAAGGGCAACAAATAACACTAGACAAAGGAGAAAAGAACAGATGCAGATTTCCAAGATTGTAGACATTGGAGCAGCCGCAGCGTTCGACCTCACCGGAGTTACCAAGCTCACCCCCGCAGCGGACATGACGTTCGCCCTTCGGCGTAAGTGTGCCGGGAATGGCGCGGCGTGGGTTGCTCCTGGGAATGCGTTTCAGGTAAACGGGCTGCCCCTTACGTCCGCTGCCTCGCAGCGCGATATGTACAACGCGCAGTGCTTGGGCAGCTGGGCTGCTTCCGGGCACATCACGGGGACCAGTACAACCCGCAAGTTTGGCTCCATCGACATTGTGAGCCCTGGCGCGGGATACGCGGTAGGCGACACTTTCCACCTCATCAACAACGGCCTCACCGGGCTGACCGATCCGCACGATGCGGTGGTCACGGTCGTTGCCGTCAACCCCAATGGGGGGATCAAAGATTTCACCATCGCGGACGGGACCGCAAGCTACACGCTCGGGTTCGCTACCGCCGCGTCGGACGTTCTCACCAGCCCCACCCCTGCGACCTTCAGGATCACGCAGGTCGGTGCGTTCACGGCTGCGGTAGTTGATGGGATCGACGTTCACGCGAACGACATCGAGGCTTACGAAACGTACAAGGTGTTCGTCGGGAAGAACTGGCGCGGAACGGTCGTTTGGACCGAGTACACGCTCACCACGGACTACACGATCCTCACCGGGGTCGTCACCTTCGTCCCGGTTGGCTCGGGTGGGAAGGGACTCCCGAACGCTGGCGATTGGGTCAAGTGCGTTGCATACGAGGCCGGGACGCGGGTGGTCACCTTTACCGCGACCGAAGTGGGAGCTACGCCCACGGTCGATCCTCGGTCCACCTCTACTGGTGCTAAGGTCATCGAAGTTGCTAACCCCGTCGCGGGTGCGCTCAAGACGCTGGCGGTTGTTGCTGCTGGAACCGGCTACGAAGTCGGGGACATCCTTGCGATCACCCAAGCGGGAGGCTCTGGCGGAAAGGCCATCGTCACCACCATCAACGCCGGAGCGGTCACCGGAGTAGCCATCCTTCAGGCGGGATCTGGGTACGCTGCCGCATCGGGCCTCCCCACGGTCAACGAAATGGCGGGCTCCGACGACGCCTGTACCATCACCATCACGGTCGGTACGGCTGGAGAGTACGTTGCCAGGGCAGTCACCACGACCTATGCCCTCTCGGGCACCGGGAACCTCGTGGTCACCTTCGTAAACGGAGCGATCCCCCCTGCCGGAGAGCTGGTGCGCATGTGCCATACCTTCGCGCTCGGGAACAAGATCACCCCGGAGATCGGCTTGGATGCTTCCTGCGCAACCGCTGAAGTGTTCAAAGTAACGGTGGACGGAACGCTCCAGGCCCTCACGACCGACTACACCGTGGAAACCGGGCCGTTTATCAAGTTCGCGGCGGACCAGGAACCGACTGTAGGCCAGCTCGTTCACGTTTTCGTACAGACGAACGCGATGGTCTGCGTTCAGGGCGACGAGATCGCCTTCGATCATGGGGTCGCTGGCGGCTACAGCTACCAGTACATCGTTCCGACCGGAGCTGCGGTTGTGGCGGTGTCCTATGACTGAGCAGCGAGAACGTGAGGAACAGCTAGGTAAACTCTTCACTGCTAGCGTTAGCAAGCTGCTAGAGCGCGTGGAAAGCGGCAAAGCGTCTGCTAGCGACTACAAGAACATCATCCAGTTCCTGAAAGACAACGGGATCAACTGCGCAGTGAAGAAAGGAACCCCCATCGGTCGTCTCGCGGAGGTTCTCCCCTTCACAGCGGAGGACGCCCAGTAAAAATGCCTGAGAGGGGGTGAGGTCTTCTCGCCCCCTCCCCGCAACCCCTTGATATGGTTGAAGTTAGGGGTTTCCGCAGTATATCTTCTCGTTAGGCTCCAACCTCAGTAGATTCAACAACTTACAGGTGAATCTCACATTCTCCCTGACTGCCCGTGTGGGGTAGGGTGGGGTTGAGAGAGATCGTCCGTTGTAGGGCAATTTTACAGTATATCACATTTCCAGAGCGAGGGCTTAATGCCAGATTCCGAGAAACTGCTCCGAGAAGACTTCCGCAACTTCCTTTTCATCGTCTGGAAGCACCTCAAGCTCCCTGACCCGACCGAGCGGCAATACGAAATTGCTTACTGGCTTCAGCATGGCCCCAAGCGGCAGGTGATCGAGGCGTTTCGAGGCGAAGGGAAGAGCTGGATCACTTCCGCATACGTTCTGTGGAGACTCTGGTGCGATCCCGAGCAGAAATTCCTCATTGTGTCTGCCTCGAAGCAACGCGCAGATGACTTCTCGATCTTTACTCAGCGGCTCATCAAAGAAATGCCGATGCTGCAACACTTAGCACCCACGGACGACCAGCGTTCGAGCAAGATCGCCTTTGATGTGGCCCCGGCTAGAGCTGCACACGCCCCTTCCGTGAAATCGGTGGGGGTCTTTGGTCAGATGACAGGCTCCAGGGCCACCCATGTAATCGCGGACGACGTTGAGGTGCTGAACAACAGCGACACCGAGGACAAGCGCGACAAACTCCTCCAGACCGTCATGGAGTTCGAGGCGATCATCATGCCGAAGGTCGGCAGGATCACCTACCTCGGGACACCCCAGACCGAGTTGAGCGTCTACAACAAGCTCCGCGAGAAGGGGTACACCTGTCGCATCTGGACCGCCCGCTACCCTGCTCCTGGCGACCTCATCAAGTATGAGGGATGCTTAGCCCCCTCGATTGAGGAGGCCGTCGAGAAGAACCCTGAGCTGGTAGGGAAACCAACGGACCCCAAGCGGTTCTCCGAGATCGACCTGCTCGAAAGAGAGTCGGCTTATGGTCGCTCAGGGTTTGCGCTTCAGTTTATGTTGGATACATCGTTGTCCGACCTCCTGCGATACCCGCTGCGTACATCCGATCTGATCGCCCTGGAGTGCGCCGGTAGTAAGGGGCCTGTGAGTCTCGGCTGGGCGAGCGGGATTCTTCAGCAGATCAAGGATCTCGCCAACGTGGGCTTCACTGGGGACAGACTCTTCAGGCCCATGTTCCTCGACGAGAAGTGGACCGAGTACGAGGGAGCTGTGATGTCCATAGATCCCAGCGGAAGAGGCAAGGATGAGACTGGGTATGCCGTGGTGAAGCAACTCCACGGGACGCTCTACTGTACCGCCTCGGGGGGACTCCTGGGCGGGTACGACGAGCCGACCCTCCGCAAGCTGGCTCATACCGCCAAGGAGCATCAGGTGAAGTACATCATCATCGAGGCGAACTTCGGGGACGGCATGTTCACCACCATCTTCTCCCCCATCTTGGCTTCCATCTACCCATGCACTACCGAAGAAGTGAAACATAGTATTCAGAAGGAGAAGCGGATCATCGACACCCTGGAGCCGGTCATGAACCGACACAGGTTAGTGATCGACATAGACGCTCTCAAGCGCGACCTGGAGTACACCGACGTTCGGTATTCACTACTTTACCAGATGACTCATATCACTAAAGATCGTGGGAGTCTTAAACATGATGACCGTCTCGACGCTCTAGCGATGGCAGTAGGGTACTGGGGCGAGGCTATGGCCCGAGACGAGAGACATGCTGTAGAG